TATACATATATATATCCCTTATTTCATTGATGTTTGTGTTTAGGGGTGTCTCTCTATTTTGATCTATCCATATTTATGTACCTTGGCGTTACTGACAACTATTCACCCCTGAATATCCAGAATATTTCTTCAATTACATATGCTTAGCGGATATCAGGGTGGATATCTCTGTTGCTATCCACCCTGAAGCGCTGTTAGCCCTGAATACCTTTTGCGCGGACGCGGATCGTTTCCATCAGGACGGGGGCCTTGCAGGCTTCGATCTGAGCTTCGGTCAGGAACTGGGCTGCCAGCTTCTGGCTGAAGCGCATCTGTTCGCAGATCGACAGGGTGACGTCGCAGGTCACGCCGACGTGGCGCTCCTGACCCAGTTCCTTGATCTCTTTCTTCAGAGCCTCGAGCGCCTCGTTGGCAGCGTCGGCTGCGGTCTTGGCGGCGGCGTAACGGTCGGCGAGGGTGATGGTGAAGTTGATCGACATGGCGGTCTCCTTGGTTGGCGGGGTCCAACGCCCCTGTTCGATCTGTGTACAGGATGGTTCGTACGACGTCAACAATGAAAATGTGCTTGAAACCACATTTTAGATGTGCTAGGTTTCTTGCAGGGGCATGGTGCCCCGTGGGAGACTGACATGCACATCTGGTTTATGAACAACGGACGCTGGCAGCTGGACTTGATGACCAGCCGCAGGAACGACGTGAAGCTGCGCGATGCCATCATCAAGATCACCGGTGACCAGTGGCTGCAGGCTTGCTACGCCACGCAGGCTGAGGCTGAGGCCGTCAAGCGGGAGATCATGGCACATGTTTGAGAAGCTCAGCGACCGGCACCTCAGGGCCGTGTACCGGGTGGCGAAGACACGGCTCCGGGCCTTCTTCGCCGACCCCCGGACGATGATCCAGCTGCGCAGCGAGATGTACCGCCGGGGGATGCTCTGATGGTGGACTTGGATTGCATCGTGAAAGAGGCCAAGGCGTCTGGGCTGGAGTTCCAGATGATCAACGGCGGCAAGCACATCAAGTTGCTGGTGGCTGGTGAGTTCTGCGCCATCTGGCCGAAGAGCGGTAAGGAAACGAACAGGAGGGGTGCCCTGAACATTCTGTGTCAGGTCCGGCGCTGCATAAAAAAGCACAAAGACGCTTGACGGCAGTTCATCGTACGATGTAGTATTTTCGAGCAGGGGCACGGTGCCCCGCTCAACACCGGAGACAGACATGTACCTCGACGACATCATCGACCACGTCAAAGCTTACTTCGCGGGGAATGACAGCAAGACCGCGACGCTGAAGGTCAAGAACATCGAGGGGGTGTGCCTCCCCCTGAACCATGCCATGGCTGGCTTCTCCGCCTACAGCGTGTCGGCAGATGCCATCCACCGTGGCGGATCGGGCTTCAAGCGGGGCTACATCGTTCTGGAGTACCCGAACGGCGAGGTTGAGACGCTTGAGGTTGGCTGCCTCCTGACGCGGCAGGGCGTGCGCAAGGCTGTCGATGCCGTTTGCGACCAGTTCCTCACTGCAGCCTGATCAGGACACCACCCAAAGGGAGAGAAGACCATGTACGACACTCTGCAAGAACACCTCGACTTCAGCTACAGCAGCGAGGCGGAGTGGGACCGGGCTGAGGCCTGCGAGATCGGTTACCACCACCAGAACCGCGCTTGGGTCTGCACTGACCGCGACGTCTGGCACAGGAACCCCTACTACGTCGGTCCGCCGGTCAGGCACCCCGAAGATTACGATTGACGCCCGTACACAGTACGATGTAGTATTTTCGAACAGGGGCGCGATGCCCCGCTCAACAGGAGAGACGACAATGATGTTCTTCCATCACGCCAAGAAGGTGACCTACACGCCCAGCAGCCAGCTGTCGGAGCACTGCTGGTCCGCGTCCATCGCAATCGAGAACGGGGTGGAGAGCGTCATCCACCTGTTCTTCGAAACCCCTGAGGATGGCCAGAAGTGCGACGCGGCCATGCGTGAAGCGGTCGTGGATCACACCCCCCACAGCGTCGGGGCGATCAGCATCAGCCTTCACTTCATCAAGAAGAGCAAGGCAACCCGTGAGGAGAACGGTTTCACGTTCGACTTCGGTTCAGAAGCTGTCCGGGTGTTTTCCTGATGACCCAGTATGCAAACCTGTACTTCCACACCGATGTCCGCCCATACGAGGTCATCTCGCAGACGAAGACCACGATCACGCTGCGTGGGATGACCGCAGTGATAGACCCGGAGTGGAAGCCGGTGTTCCACATCGGGGGCTTCATGGCGAACTGCTCCAATCAGGACGAGCAGAAGTGGATCATCACCAGTGATCCCGACGGCCTCGTCATGAAGGCTTACCTCCGGAAGGATGGGCGCTTTTACAGCCGGTATGGCAGGCACGTCCTGAGCGACGAGCCGAGATGTTTTCACGATTACAACTTGTGACCCCACATTCCTATTGTGGGTTTGCATCGTACGATGTATACGTGATCGGGCAGGCAAAAGGGAGACACGCCATGGCATACGCGCTCGACTACAAGAACCTCGCAGGTTCCTTCGTGGAGGCCGAGTTCGGCCACACGTTTGAGTACCGCGTCCGGCAGGACAAGACGAACTATCGCGCTGACCTGCCCCACCTGATCTACGTTGGCGATAACCAGACGCGCTTCGCCAAAGTCCTCAAGACCGTCGCCTACGTCCTGTGCGACGAGGATGACCTGCAGAAGTGGGCCATCAAGCGTCACCGCGAATTCACCAAGGGAGCATGATCATGAACTGGCAGACACCGACCGCCGAGACCTACGATGCGCTGGACCGCGCGTTCAATCACTTCAACAAGACCCTGTTCGAAGATCGCCTTCCGCCGGTGCTGTTCACCCTGCGGGCGTCGCGCAAGGCCTACGGCTACTTCTGGGCCGACCAGTTCGCGCATCGCGAAGATGGCGACGTGACGCATGAGATCGCCCTGAACCCCGCGACCATGGACCGCACGCTGGAAGCCGTGCTGTCGACGCTGGTGCATGAGATGACCCATCTGGAGCAGCAGGAGTTCGGCAAGCCCGGCAAGAAGGGCCACCACAACCGGGCATGGGTCCAGCTGATGCTGGCCGTCGGCCTGATCCCGTCGAACACGGGTGAGCCCGGTGGCAAGCAGACCGGTCGGCAGATGACCCATTACATCGAGCCCGATGGTGTCTTTGAGACCGCGTGCGCCGATCTGAAGGCGACTGGGTTCGACCTGCCGTACTTCACCAAGGCACGCGAGGCCGTGGCGAAGAAGAAGGATACGTCTAAGATTAAACATACCTGTCCCGCCTGCGACTTCAAAGCGTGGGCCAAGCTGGGCGCGAACCTGATCTGTGGCGATTGCAACGAGCAACTGATCGGGGAGGAGGTGTGATGAGAACCAACCTTAAGGCTGCGGCGGGGTGCGGTACATCCGTCCACAATGATGCGGAAAGCATTTTGATCTACCAGCAAGATGGGGGGCATGGCGAAGATGATATGGTCATGCTGTTCGACGAAAAGTTCGCCCGGAAGTTTGTCAAGGCGATCCGTAAATCTGCAAAAGAACTGGGATGGAGGGTGTGATGTACATCAACGGTTTTAGCATAACCATTGGCCAAGCGGGGGCCTTTGATGACGCTGATGATGTGACTGTGAATTTCGAAATGGACGAGCAGGACAACCGCAAGACCTACATTTATCAGAATGAGGGTGAGGTGAAACATCAGATTTTCTTGGACGGCAAGGGTGTCGTCTTGGATTTGATAAAGGCGCTGACATTCCTTCTCGAAAACGGCTGGGAGGAGGAGGCATGAGCACTCGCATCACAGCAGCGCGTCTGATCGGTCCTGAAATCCTGCAGAAGATGGATGGAAACATCAGAACAAAAATCAGTGAGAGGGACAGGATCATAATCAAGCGCGTCCTGTCTGGCGAAAGTTACGGTGTCGTGGGGGCGGAATTTGGCCTCAGCAGGGAAGGCATCAGGACTGTTTGCTTTCGCACGTTCAGGAGGTTGAAGTTCAAGCTGTGAAAAGAGAGACTTTGTTTATGGTATGCGACGCAACAGTTATCGATGGCGAGAGCGCAGGAAGCATCAACCTCGTCCGTGGCGGTGACGTGATCTACGTCAGCGCAGACGATGGAAAGACAACCATCATCATTCGATCCAAGAAGCAGGCACAGGCCGTCGTGAACGCGATCCGGGGCATCTCTGCCTCCCAAGGGTGGAAAGTGAAATGACCGATCTGGAAAAGTTCCTGCGGGAAAACTTCAAGCCACCACCGCCACCACCGGTCGAACGGTCCTACACGGGCACGTGGCATCGCGATGGTGACATTCCGCACTGATGGCGCTATGTTGCGGGCATGACAATGAAGGACCATTAACATGCCCGCAGGCCGTCCAACCGATTTCAACGATGGGGTCGCCGAAGCGATCCTCGACAAGCTTGCAGAAGGCGTGCCCATGAAGGTGATCTGCAAGGGTGACGACATGCCTTCCTACATGTCTGTTCTGAGGTGGCAGAGGAAGTTCCCCGAATTTGGTGACCTTGTCGCACGCGCGAAGGTCGATGGCACGCATGCTCTGGCCGACGAATGCATAGAGATCGCCGACGACAAGAAGTGTGATCCAGCGGACCGGCGCGTCCGCATCGACACGAGGCTGCGCCTGATCGGCAAGTGGAACTCGCGGGTGTACGGCGAGAGGATGGCAGTGGGTGGAGCGCCTGACATGCCACCGATCCAGATGACGACGCAGCTGGACGTGTCCAGCCTGAGCCTTGAAGAACTGGACGTGCTGGCGTCTGCGCTGGAGAAAAGCATGAAGGCAGATGGGGAAGATTGACCTTCCGGTCGCGATAGACCCGTCGTCTCTGCTGTCGGTGATCAACAAGCGGCGCTGCGAGGTTTCGCTGGCGTCGTTCGTCCAGCAGGCGTGGCACATCATCGAGCCCGGCCAGCCATACATCCACGGCTGGCACATCGATTTCATCTGCGCGCATCTGGAGGCGATCACGGATGGCGTGACGTTCGACGAGGACGGCACGTTCTACAACCGCCTGCTGGTCAACGTGCCGCCGGGGACCATGAAGTCGCTGCTGATCGGGGTGTTCTGGCCTGCATGGGAGTGGGGGCCGCGCAACATGCCTCACATGCGCTACGTGTGCGCCAGCCACAGCCAAGACCTCGCCATCCGCGACAGCCTGCGCATGCGTCGACTGGTCAAGTCCGAGTGGTATCAGGCCCTCTGGGGTGACCGGGTGGTGCTGACCAGTGATCAGGACGCCAAGGCGAAGTTTGAGACCACCGCCACGGGCTTCAGGCAGGCCTGCGCGTTTGAAGGCATCACCGGCTACCGGGGCGACCGGGTGATCATCGATGACCCTCACAGCGTGGATGACGCGAACTCTGACGCCAAGCGGGAGACCGCCACGAACCTGTTCAAGGAGGCCGTGACCAGCCGCCTGAACAACCCCGACAAGTCCGCCATCGTGGTGGTGATGCAGCGCCTGCACGAGCGGGACGTGTCGGGCGTGATCCTCGAGAGCGACATGGGGTATGATCACATCATGCTGCCCATGCGCTATGACCCGCTGCGGGCGACACCCACCCAGCTGGGCTACGAAGACCCGCGCACAGAGCGTGACGAGCTTCTGTTCCCCCAACGCTTCCCGCAGAACGTGGTCGACCGGGACGAGGCCGCTATGGGTCCGTACGCGACCGCTGGGCAGTATGCTCAGTCGCCGGAGCCACGGGGCGGCGGGATCATCAAGGACAGCTGGTGGCAGGTCTGGGAGCGCTCCGAGTACCCGGACATAGAGTACGTGGTGGCATCACTGGACACCGCCTACACCAAGAAGGCCGAGAACGACCCGAGCGCCATGACGGTCTGGGGCACGTTCAGCGGCGACGGCGAGGCCCAGACCACCCGGTCGGTGGACCGGTACGGGCGTCAGATCGACATCACCCGAAGCTATAGCTCAGAGGCCGTAGGCCCGGTGCCCAAGGCCATGATGATGTACGCGTGGCAGGAGCGGCTGGAGTTCGCTGAGCTTGTGGAGAAGACCGCCAGCACGTGCCGCAGAATGAAGGTGGATGTCCTGCTGATCGAGAACAAGGCCGCCGGTCACAGCGTGGCGCAGGAGCTTCGCAAGGTGTTCGCCAACGATGGGATCGTGGTGATCCTGTACGACCCCAAGACGCTGGACAAGACGGCCCGCCTGTACGCCGTGCAGCACATCTTCAGCGAGGGCATGGTGTACGCCCCGACCAAGGACTGGGCCGAGATGGTGATCCGGCAGACGGCAAGCTTCCCGCGCGGGGCGCATGACGATCTGGTCGACACTGTCAGCATGGCCCTGAGCCACCTCCGGGTCACCGGCCATCTGGTCCGGGCCACTGAGCGCATGCGGGAGATCGAGGACGGTCAGGTCTTCCATGGCAACAACAACGAGACCCCTCTGTACAACACTTGACCCTTTGTCTGTTTTTCCATACTCTCTTTGTAGGGACAAAAGGGAGACCCATATGAAGCGCGTACTTTGCAATGCCGAAGTCTCGCCGGAGGCTGACAGCGACACGGAGATCGAGTACATTGTGACGGTCCACGGAGAGTGGGACCACAGCGGCATCACCGATACGTACACGGTCATGGCCAAGACCGAGCGGGAGGCCGCAATGGAAGGCATGCGCCGGTTCTCGGAGGCAAACCAATGAGCTATTACACCTACGGGGACAACGACGCCCTGATCGCCGTCGGCATCGGCAAGCCGCCCGGCACGCATCAGCTGATGCCGTTCGTCGCGATCATCAACTCCTCCACGATCTCGACGGAGGCTGGCGTGAACCTCAAGAGCGCCCTCGACGATGAGACGGCTGACGTCGTCAAGATGATCACTGACAACAAGGGCACCGTGATCTACTTCGACAACCCAGAGGGCGCGCAGCGGTTCCTGAGCATGCTCACCTTGGCCCTCATGTCCGCAGCCGACGGGGACTGGGTGCATCGCCGGGAAGCCAACAGGAGTTTGAACTGATGACGTTTCTAAACCCATGGAAAGAGGTCAGGCGTCTCAACGCCCACCTCGCAGTGTCCCGGCAGCTGCTTGCGTCGGAGCGCCTGTCCGGTCAGGGCTTGGCCTTGGCGCTTTACGACATCTCGATCTGCGACACGCCTCGATCCAACGCGACGGTAAAGCGCTGCGTCCGGATCGCCAAGGTAGCACTGGAGAAATGGAAATGATCGACAAACCCAAAAAGTTTGCGGAAGACGTCTTCAACGCGGCCAGCAATTCAGGACTGGACGCTGACAGTATCCTCGCAACCCTGACGTCTTTGATTTCGTCCCTGATCTGCTCAACAGAGAAGAGCAAGCTTGGCCGTCGCGCACTGGGAGAGGTTGCTGCGGACATGATCCTGAATGACATTGAGGGAAGGTGCAAATGATCGTCAACCGCCAAACCCTCTTGGGTCTGCAGCCGATCAAGGACATGGTGTCCGACAAGCGGCATGAATACGGCGTCAGCTGGGGCATGTCCGAAGCTGGATATGACATCCGCATCAAGCAGGAGATCATTTTCCGGCCCGAGAACGCGGTCCAGAAGGCTGGCCTCTGGGTGGATGGCTCTTTTGCGCTGGGCCGTTTTGCTCTTGCTTCGGCCATCGAGGAGTTTCAGATGCCGGTCGACATGGTGGGCGTCGTCCACGACAAGTCCACTTGGGCACGGCGCGGCCTGTCCGTGTTCAACACCGTGATCGAAAACGGATGGTCCGGTTTCTTGACGCTTGAGCTTTTGTACCATGGGCGGCAGAAGCTCACCATTCCGGCGGGCGCTGGCATCGCTCAGGTCGTCTTCCACAAGACGTCAGATCATGCATCGTACGATGGCAAGTATCAGGGCCAGCCTGACAGACCGGTGGAGGCGATAGATGGATAAGTGGGGCGAGATGGGCATATGCCAAAACTGTGGGGCACCGACTGACAGCCACATGCACACTCTGGTGTGCTGCAATCCCGGCATGCTGGACGACAACCGGAAACTCAACCTGCAGGACGTTCTTGATTTGGCTTTGGATCAGGTGATGCAGGGCAAGGGCGCTGAGCGGCATGGCGGTGGCAAGCCGTTCGACCGGCAGCCGATGCTGGAGATCGGGCGCATGGTGGGTCCGGGCTTCTGCTTCGGGCAGGCCATGAAGAAGGCGCAGGAAGCGTCGCGGATGGAGCCTGAGGCAGCCAAGCGCGAAATCCTTGGCGCAATCAACTACTTGGCCGGTGCATACCTGCTTCTCGACGAACAGGGTGACAAGCTGTGAAGCTCTCAGAAAGGCAACTGAAATGCCTGCATTTTTATGCGGGCTTCGGCCCTGAAGGCGGGGAGAGCAGGAATTGCCTGTCCACAGATGGAACGCGCTGGTCGCTGGTGAAGCGCGGCCTGCTCAAGGAGAACCGTGTTGGCGGCCATTGGCGGGTACACAGCATAACCTGCGCTGGTCGCGGCGCTCTCTTTGAGAATGACAGACCCACATGACAAGGGTGGCTGCCTCTGATAGGATCACGGGCATCAATTACCTTGAGGGATCAGCATGTCCGGCCTGTCACCAAACATCCGACTGCAAGAGGAGCCGGAAGAGGCTGCTATCGCCCCCATGGACGTCACGGTCGAGAATGCGGACGAGGAGCCTGATGTCCCTGAGTTCGATACCGATGGTGCCGTCCTGCGGATCGACCATGGCGATGGGTCCATCACCGTGTCCCTCGATGGTAAGCCCATCGAAGATGCCGAAGGCAAGAAGGGTCCGACCGGCTGGTTCGACAACCTCGCCGACGACATCGATGACGACGAACTGAGCAGCATCACCGAAGACCTGCTGCGCGGTGTGCAGGACGATCTGGAGAGCCGCAACGAGTGGATCGACGACAGGGCGCAGGGCATCAAGCTGCTGGGCCTCAAGATCGAGCTTCCCGGCGTGCAGGGCGCGTCCGACGGCGCACCGGTCGAAGGCATGTCCAAGGTCCGGCACCCGCTGCTGCAGGACGCTGTGCTGCGCT